TCATTGCTTAGTATTGGTTGTCCATGTGGCTTGGGTGGATTTGAGAACCTTGTTCATCTCAAACACTGCAGCCTCAACAAGTTTTTCCGCTTCATCCTCTGAGAGCTTGAAGTTTTGCATTAAAAATCTCACAGCCTCGCTTTTCTTCAGCTCTCCTTGCTTACCGCCAAAAACTTGTTCGACAGCTTTAACGACGTTTTGAGCTACTTCGCTGAGTAGCAAGTACCTTTCTTGCCCAATGCGTTGCTTCAGTAGCTCTAATTTATGTCGCACAAACATAACCAAATAAGTCCCTAATACAATAATTATAGCTTGTACGACATAGATAAAAGCTTGCATTATAGCTTCTCTCATAATTAAACACCTCGCATATATTTGTTTACCGCTTCAGCTATAGCCTGTGCTATCTTGTCCTGAACATTTGGGCCTGCAAGCTGTTTAGCCTCATCGTTGTTAGATATAAAGCCAATTTCAACCAAAACAGCTGGCATTTTTGTATACTTAATAACATAGTAATTTGCTGTTTTTACGCCACGGTTGATAAAACCTGTCGCTTTGATTAATTCCGCTTGCACTAATTCAGCTAATTTTTTGCCATTTGCACTTCCTTGATAATAGTATGTTTCAATTCCTCTTGCTTGTGGATTATCTGCACTATTGCAATGAATAGAAATAAAAATGTCAGCATTGTTCTTATTAGCAATGCTGACTCTGTTACGTAAGCTTATACTTGTATTATTGCCTAAACCATCATCACTTGTTCTTGTGAAAATTATTTTGTGCCCCATTTTGCCCAGTTTTTCACCTGTTTTTAAAGCTACCCGCAGCGTTATATCACATTCACGCAGATTTAAATCTTTATTGTACGCGCCACTATCGAAACCGCCATGTCCAGCGTCAATGCAAATGCGCATCAAAATCATCTCCTTTACTTCTTGCTAAAAACGCAGTCTCTAACTTCTTTGATGTCTTCTTTTAAGCTTTTTAACCCTTCCTCAATATCCTTCAGAATTTCAAACTTTTCAGCAAGTCTATCAATTGTCGCTCTTAATTCAGCTTCTCTTTTGCTATTTTCTCTTAACACATAGAAAAGTAGCCACACAAACAAAGCTGCAAATATACCATTAGACAGTGCAAACTTGATTATCTCTTGCTCCATTTTCTCTGTCTCCCTTCTCTTCTGATTTAGCCCGCCACTCCCCGCAGCCCTGCTCATTAGCCTCAAAGCACAATTTACGCTGCAGGTCGCAACGGTATACATTGTACAGGTCATGCCTGCACCAGCGACAGTCTATGCAAAAGCGCATTGCTACCACTCCCCAAATAAAAAGCACCCCAGCTCAACGCTGGAGTGCTCCCTATTTTCATATACTTTCCTCCTTACCATGAAAATGCGTAAAAATTTATTGTTGTTACATATCCTTTCTTCTTTGCATTAAATCCATTACTTGAAAAAGATATATCAGAATCTTTGTAAAGATCCCAAAGAACAGAACCACCACCAGTAACGTTACATTGAACAAACTTACCAACAAGATTGTAACTAAAATCTATATTCCAAAAGAGATAATATTCGGAGTACGTATTTCCTCCTGTTGTAATATCTCCTCTTAATAAAACAACTTTAGGAGTAAATGTGAGATTCGCTACATAGAACCATCCATCAGCAGCCACTGTAACAGTCCCACTTGCAAATGGCTTCCCCAGCAGGTCAAAGCCACGCCGCACCGTTGAAGCCTCTAAACTTCTTGTTAGCGGAGTCGAACCAAATCTGACCCGCTACAGGATTGGCCGGTGCGACGCTGTTCACCTCCACAACAAGTTTTTTAGTGCTGTCTGCTCTTATATTCGCTATATCAGTTATATCTGCTATAACATGCGTATGTGCAAAATCTGTAATTTGCGACTTTGTATGCGTATGCGAAGCGGCTGCAAAATCAGAAGCATGTTTGCCGTCAAGCATATCAGCATTGGTCGCGTTTGCAACTGCAGATGTTATGTCACTACCACTGTGCGTATGCACCAGCGGGGCATGCCCGCTATGCGGCGCTGCTGCGTTGATGTGCTGTGTAATTGTATCAGCGTTTGTTTTTAACAGGGAATCTATAATGTCAGCATTGTAGTTAAAGTCCTCCACATTGTAAAAGTCCTCTTGGTCTGGCTTACGCAGCTTGTAATTTATAGTTTCTTTCATGCTAAAGCCTCCTCTCTTATCTCAGCATGTCTGTATCCGCTTAATACACTATGCGTTAATTTTGCTACTGTTAAATGCTGATTGTATCTTAGTTCAACAATCAATTTCAAATTGGCAGGAATTATTTCTCGCAACATCTTTTGTGTGGCATCGAATTGTCTTTTTGCAATAAGTTCAATCTTCACACACAATATATAAGGTTCTTTGTGCAATTCAATTTCATAATGTCCAACACCCAGCAATGCATCCAACCTTTCTTGTAACATTCGCATTGTGTAAGGTAACCTGTTCATCCATTTTCCAGCTACGCGAAAACGTCGTGTTTCAAGTGTATCGTCGCCATATGGAACTATTCCCAATATTGCTTCACGTCTTGCAATACCACGTTCAGTTGCAGTTTCTATGAATTGATCATTAAGTATTTCATCTATAGCTTGTTTTATTTTGTCTAATTCCTCATCTTCCACATCAGCTAATAAGCTAAATTCTTTAATCTTCTGTAAAAATTCAGGCCAATAATCACGAATGCTATCCGGCATTTATAAACACCTCACCTAATACAGGCACTTCATCACTTTGCAATATTAAATTTGTAGCTGATCCATTGATTTGCACATCTGCTACGTCAATAATACCTGTTACATCTAAAAGTTTAGCTTCTATAATTGCCCGACGCACAGTAATTGTTTCGGTATCTTGCCATGTCTTACGCAATTCACTTAAATATTCTTCAATCTTTCCTGTAACTTCTGGCTGCACATTTCCAACACTAAATCCTTCTGCAAGAACAATTGTAGCCGTAACATTAATTGCCACAGTTTTTGCACTTTCAACAGTAACAATATGCCCGATTGGGGCTATACCCAAACCATTGCCTTGTGGCGGCGGATCAATAGCTTCCTGTACTCTGCTAACCAATCCTGTATCAGCAGGCATATAGTTCGCTCCAAGAATAACAAGTCGCACTGTCCCCGGTCCATTCCACACAGGATATACTTTAACCGCTGAAACACCTTCAATTGCCAATGTTTTTTGTTTGTAATCTGCTATATTGCCACCAAAAGCTTGTCCTTGCAGACTCTCAAAATATCGCTGTCGCAAACTTTCGTCATCTTCTTCGTCTGCACCATGCTCAATAATGTCGCTCAGCATAGCTTTTGCTAATCCATCTATATACTCTATTGGTTGCATTTCTACATTTCCAGCTGGGTTATTTCCTACTGTGCCGGCTGTTTCACATTCCATAATGTAAATACCAACGTCTTGTCTTTGTACTGCATCAAAGATTAAATCACCTACGCGAAATCGTGAACCCAATGGAATATCCATAAGTTCATTATTGCTATTGTAAAACAATCCTTTCCTCCGCGCCTTTGTAGCTTGCTTCCGTTTAATTCCAAGTTCGGCTGTGCGTCTTTCTAAAAACTTACCTGTTGCAGTATCTGCAAATGTTAGATTGAGTATATTGTCAAGCTCAATATACATTTGTGCCAGTTCAGCAGCTGCTGGTGCAAGAGCATCATAAATTACTGAACCTTCTCTTTTATCAAAAGTGTCTGGCACTCTATCGAGCATTCTTTGCAATATTACTTCAAAAGTCATATTTTCAAACATTTTAGATGCTCACCACCTTTTCTGCTTCCACATCACCAAAGATTGTGTGAACAGTGAATGTTACATGAACTTTATTCTTATTTGTTTCAAATGAAAAATTATCAACGCTGAGTATCCTATCATCTTGCATTAATGCTTCTGTAATTCTTCGCTTTAGTTCAGGCAGAACATAAGGTATTGGTTGTCCAAACAAATCTGCTAATTCAATACCATAGTTCCATGAATAGATAACATATTCATACCTTTCAGTGTTTAAAATCTTGAATATTGCTTGCTTCATAGCTTCTATACCATCGATATAGCCTGTTACAATCTTGCCTTCCAAATCCAATTTATACGTATACGATGTTCCTGTTTCTATTTCAAAATCTTCTTGAAAATCATCATTTATATTTGGTATCATGCTCGCACCACCTTGTCTAAAACAAGGAATTTCTGCCCACCCTGGAGTTGTAAAAGAATAACTTCATCATTGATTTTCAATCCATTGTATACTGTAACTTCATTCTGAACTTTTTCTTGAAAAGACAATTTGTAGTTAGTTCCTTCGACATCATCTATGCTGTAATTTTTGACAATATTTTTGATTTCTGGGTTGTCAAAACTGATTTTCGTTTTATAATTCATCACATTAGATGTAAGAATTAATTGTTCTTCACTTAGTATCAATTTTTGTTCGACTCTAATTTTAAGCGGTAAAACGCTAATAACTTTACCAAACAGGATATTTACTGGCTTTGTTTCGTTCACCGCGTCCAGAGCTGCCATCTTTATCAATTCAACCAAATTAGGCAACAAAATCACCGCCTATCAGCTTTAAATCCATGAAATGTTCACTTTCTGCAAATCTATGCCTTGCTTCTTCAACAATCATGTAATTTTGAAGTTTTAAATCTCCAATGTTTAAGTTAACTATAACCATAGTTCCCGCACGGACCCTTACATCACCTATTGCGTTTCTGATAGTTAATCTTCTTGTTTTCTTGTTATAAAGAGAAAGCAGAGCGTTTGCTTTTGTCTTGCCGTCTTCTCCTTCCTTTAGTGTGTCGAAATACTGTAGAACACCCCATTTATTAATGTTGTTTGAATCCTGCGCAATGTAAACTTCGCGCTTACCTTTGTCCTTATTTTCAAAAACCAATTTGACTTTGTTATATGTTTCCTCATCTATGCTCGAAGTGTAGTCAAAATCTTCTGCTGTTTCTTCATCAATCACAATGTTAAGTTTCATATTTTCAATATTCTTCAAAGTTAGCTTTCCAAAATCATCATACAGAACATACATTTTCTTTGTGTTTTGTAGTGTTATATCCAAAGCATTCTGAATTATATCGAACAAGGTTTTATTGTCTTCAACCCGTGATGCAATAACATAGCCTGTATTTTCAATTGTTCCTAAGTTTAATTTAAAATCCTTAGCAATCATCTTAATAACATCACTTGCTGTTTTTTTGGCGTAAACATAAGTATCTTTGTTTTTCAGATATCTCAGCTGATCATATGCAGTAACACTTATGATATTCTCTTTAGTTTGCTTTTTAGTAAACACAAAACCAAAGAAGACATTCTGATTGTTTACTTTAAACCGCACTGCATTCCCTTCTTGAAGCTCTATTCTTCCGTCATTGACAACATTAAAAGTCAATTTTCCGGGCGTTCCTTTCCTAACAGTTTCCCAATTAATTTCACCTTCTACAACAGGTTCATATATCTTAGAGTTATTTTGTATCAGAAGTTCATATTTATTAGCCAAGTCTCAACACCTGCCCGGGATAAATCAAGTTCGGATTTTTTATATTGTTCAACTTTGCTATGTCTTTGTATTTTGAACCATCGCCAAGATACTTTTTAGCTATAAGCCAAAGCGTATCGCCTTTCTTGACTGTGTAGGTTTTGGGGATTTCTTTTGTCACTGGCCTTTGCTTTGTAACTGTAGCTTTCTTTGTGCTGCTTACTTTTTGTGTTATTGGCGTCATTGTTGTAGACGACTTGAGTTCAATCATCTTTGTTGAAAAATCTCGATATTGCTTTAATGTAATTGAAACCTTTATGTCTAAGCCTTCATCTGCATCTTCAATTATGTTGTATTCCTCTAATGTTACTTTCATGTTTGTATCAAAAAGCAGTTTGCCGCTTGGTGACACTCTTGAAACAATGAATTGAAAAGGCTTTTTACTAATTTTAAGCTGCTCAATCTTTTCTAAATAATAACTTGCTGGTTTAAATCCATCTATATAGGTAGCAAAAGGATATTTAACTTGTGGAAGTAATGCTTCAAATTCTATTTCTGTTAATCCGGGAGTTTTTATTAGATTTACTTCTCCCTCGTTTATTAAGGTTATTGTTTTGTTCTGATTTTTTATCTTCGTTTCAAGCTTAGATGGTGCTACAGGTAACAAAACTTTATCAAGGAAAAAATAATATGCCATCACTTATGCACTCCTTCTGCAGCAATAAGCATCGCTTCATAAACCTTATCCTCTAAATAAGTAACAATACCATCTAAGTCCATTTGTGAATTAATGTTGTTATGGTTTGTCATGCTTATCTTGATTTCAGCAGTTGTAAATCTATTAATGACCTCTCTTTCTGCAATGTCTCGTAAATACTTTAAGTCCTCATCTGTTACATCCATCTTGTCTGATATTTTGCTCGTATTTTTTGCTGTATCCTTAGCATGTTTCAAAATATCGTCAAGATATTTGCTAAGGTCAAGATTTTTATCTGCGAATCCTTTAAAAGCTTTGTTTAACATATCACCAATATTAAACTTTGACTCTATACTCTTACCAAAGTTATATCCAACTTTCCAAGCATTAGCATAATTAAATCCTTCAATTTGATATTTTGAGGCATCCATTCTTGGGATTTTGATTTTAGCTTCCCCAGCTACTCTCTCAGTCCAACCTTTAAGACCTTGTTGCCAACCACTTATAGCACTTGCCAAATTTGTTCTGAAAATTGTATCAATAGCTTTTGCAACTCCTTGCAAAGTATCAAGAATAAACTGTGCCATACCAGAAAACAATCGAATAATAGAACCTACTGGGTCTATAAATACATTCGCAAGAAATTCAGCAAAAGTTGCGATTAAATTCCAAATAGCCGCTACACGTCCAACCAAAAAGTTATAAAATCCAAGAAATATGTTGCCTATAAATGCACCTGCAGTTGTGAGTATACCTACAATAATTCCAGTAGCAGAGATAGTTGTATGTGCAAACTTGTTCACAGCTCCTACTGCTGCATAAAACAATACTATCAGTGCAATAATGCCTGCTATAATCCATGTCATCGGAGATGCTAATAGCGTAGCATTAAGTCCCTTTTGAGCAGCTGTCTGAGCAAGAGTAGCACCTGTCAACATCGCTTGCCTTGCTTCTAAAATTTTGGTCCATAACGATTGAACTTTTAAAACAGCATTCGTAATCCCAGCAACAGTGTTAAAAAGTAGATAAGCCCCTACAACACCTAAAACAATAGGCCCCAACCACGACCAGTTTTCTTTAATTGTTTGTACAGCCGAAGATAATATATCAAACGTCGTCATTGCTACATTTGCAAGTATTACTAAGCCACCTATCATTGTATTTATCATCTGATTAAAGTCATCTCTTTTTGTGAGTTCGCTTATTTTGGCAAGCACAGGCTCAAAAGCTTTTATCGCTTTATTTTGTATTGAAGTCCATAGCTGTCCAAACGTAACTGGCATCTGTTCAAATTTTTTGTTAATCTCATCCGCTGCAGAAAACATTGCGTTTTTGATAATATCAGCAGTTATCTCGCCTTTTGCTGACATATTTCTAAGTTCTCCTATTGATTTTCCTGTATACTTTGCAATCGCCTGAGCCAGCATAGGAGCATTTTCCATTATTGACCTAAATTCATCACCTTGAAGTCGCCCTGAAGCCATTGCTTGCGTCAACTGATACATCGCAGCTGTTTGCTCTTCTAAACTTGCACCACCAATCTTAAAAGACTTGTTCATAAGTTCAGCAAAAGCAATGATTTCCTTATTATTTTTAAAAGCGTGCCCAGCTAAAATACCAAGTTTTGTAACGACTTGTGCTGTGTCAAGATAAGAAGTTCTTGCCCTCTCTGCAGACGCATAAATCAAATCTTGCAGTTGTTTAGTTGTCTGCAAACCATCGTTCATAATATCAAGCCTTGATTTCATAGACACTAAAGCATCAGCTAAATTTAAAGTCTTTGTTATTCCAATATAAGCCCCTATACTTGCAGCTACACCTTTTAGCTTACTCCATAATGCATTTGCTGTACTTTCCCCAATGCGAATATCATTATTAAATCTTTGCTGAGCTTTATCAGCACGATTTATTTCTTCTTGCATCTTTGCAAAGTGTGCTTCTGCTTTGTTCAGTTCAACTCTTGCAGCTTGAAGTCTGCTTATATCAATGCTATTTTGTGATACTTTTTGCATTTTTTCAAAGCTTGATATCGTTAAATTCAATGCATTTGTAATTGACCGTAGCGCTGGTGTCATACCATCGAATAATTTGAGTGTAGAACTGACTGTCGCCATTTTTCCACCCACCTTAATAAAAGAAGGAGAAGGCAGTTCACCTTCTCCTTCTACTCAATCTTTCAAGCTCTTTTTCCTTTTTCTTATCTTCTTCTATCTTTATTTGAATTGCAGCCACAATGAAAGCTTTTTCTCTTCTATCAAGTTTTAAAAATTCAGACGGCAGCATGTGAAATTTGTGAAGGCAATAATAGGCAATATTTGCCTCAAAATCGCCTTCCTCAATTAGTTTTTTGCCTCATCCACCAACTCTTCAAAGCTAAGATCATAGCCGTTAACTTCTTGGACCTTTTGTATCAATTCTGCGTATTCACCTGGAGTCAGCATTGCTTTTAATAAATTTTCTGCACCCATCACCCCATAACTGTCCTGTAATTGTGCATCGTTCAAATCAGGATATATTACACTTGCTGCTGCCAATTTTGCAAGGTATAGGTTAGTATCTGTTTCGTATGTGTATTGTCCTTTTCTACCCGGAATTGGCACTCTTTTAATGCAAGCTTTTCTAATCGCTTCATCTTCTTCTGCAGTAATAGCTCTTATTTCCCATTCAATAGGATTCCCTTTCTCATCAACAAAACGTTTTGAAATTACATATTTAACACTTTCAGGCTTTAAAGCGTTTTGTTTCAAAAATGCACTTAATCCACTCATAAAAGATTAGCCTCCTCTTGTTATTATTCCATCCCAGAAAGCAGTTTAAATTTTTCTGGTATTTCAAAATCTTCAAAAGTGAATTCTATCTCTTCATCCAAGTATTCAGCGTCAGCATCGAATTTAGCAAGAATTCCTCTGTCAATATTACAGTCTTTCAAAATTACTGTTTGCCTTCCAACGCTAGATGTTGGGTCTTCATTTGTAATTTGCATATCAAAGTAAATATCTTCCCCTGTTTCTTTAAATCTGTACATGATTTCTCTAAAAATGCTTGTGTTGTAGTGAAATTTTGCCTTACCTGTACCGCTCCAACCTGTTGATTTGTTCCCCTTACCCGTTTTGCCTAAAATAGGCACTTGTGTTTTTTTCTTTTCAAATGTAGCTTCAACGTCAATTGCTTGCATAAAGTTATATCTCTTGCCATCGATAGTAATATAGCATTCCGCGAGAGAACCACAAATTGTATCTTTTGCGTGCATTGTTTGAGACATACCTTACACACCCCTTTCTTTATTGAACTATAACAGTCATGTAAAGTTGTGCCATTGCATTTGCAGGTGTTATTTTATCTTGTACAACAACAGACTTTTTAGTATCACCTGGTAAAACTGTAACATCTTCTGGCTTAAAATTTTCTATCGCTCTAATTTTTTGCAGTTCTTGATGATGTTTCACAATATCGTTCCAAAGTGAAATTCTGCCTGCATTGTCGTTTTGAACTTTGCCAAGATATTTTGTATTGAACAATGTTGCTATGTCGTTTCCTATCTGATCTAATACCCTAATAGTTTGATTGCTGCTGAAGTCTTCGCCTTTTTCATCAGTGTAGCTTACAAAGCTATTGATATCTTCAAGTACTCTAACATCATCGCCAACTTTGTGAAACATAAATCTTCCTGCTTTCAATCCCGCTTCAAGATCACTTTGTTTAAGATTAACATTGACTTGATATTCTCCATCATATGTTCTATTAGTATTTGATTTGTTGACTTGACATCCTGCAGTAATACCTGTCACCCAATATACAAGCGATGCAGGATTCTCATCATCTAAAACATCATTGTAAACGTTAATAACTCCTTCGTAATCCGCATCTTTTCTATAAACTACTGTTTGAAATTTTACCCCTACTTGATCGCGCATACGTTTTGTAAATTGTACAAACAAATCAATAATTGTTGGTTCTGTTGATAAGCAACCCAGAGCATTAAAAGTATATGACTCTATCTTGTCTAAAAAGTCCTGATAGTCTTCTCCTGTTACCTCACCATTAGTGCCACCTGTGAGCGGCATACCTGCTGTAGGTGTTAATGTTGCACTCGTGTTGAACACTACAAAATCATTTGGTTTAAGTTCGCTTGCGCTTGAAACTGTTTGTGTATCAACTTCTGTCGTTCCTAAATAAGTAACAACATCAAACTTAGTGTTGTCATCAACGTTGGTAGAAACAACAATTTTTAAATCATTACCACGTACACCAGCATATTTTGCAGTTGCAAGTGTACAAGACGCTTTCGTCCCTTTATTGAGTTTGTAAAAATATCCTGTTGTGATGTTTTTGAACAAATCCCTTAACCCTTTAAGCTTTGGATCAGTGTAGGAATAACCAAAGATTTTTAAAGATTCTTTCTGAAAATCTGCAACATCAACCCTGAATACCTCATTGTCAGGTCCCCAATCAAGTATCAATGGCATTGCTGCTATACCACGTTCTGATAATGTAGCAGTTGCCCTAGAAGCACTAACAAAGTTAATATATGAACCGGGTAAAACTTTGTTTTGTGTTAAAAATGTTCCGCCATCAAGAGCCATATTACTTCACCTTCCCCTTCATGAAATTTTCTAATAGTCTATCAACTTCATCAAGTGTGTAAGTTTTTCCACTTTCAAGCAATACATTTAAAATGTCTTTTCTGGATTTATACCTGTTAGATTCAATTATTTGCTCTTTAGTAAAATAATTTATAATTGTCTGTTCAATCTGTTCAGATTCATTTGTCTGTTTAGCCATCTGCATCACCTCTTAAACTCTTTGATTATTGTAATATCACCCATTGAGTCAATAGTTTCTATAATCCTGAGAGATACATTAAAAGTAACAAAGAAATGCAAAACACCATCAACAATTTCATAATACATTTTTGCCCCATGCAGTAAGTCCCCATTTGCAAGAGTTACATATTCTAATACTCTGAAAAGCTGGTCAGCAACGTCGTTCATTTCCTCATTGTTATTCTCTTGCCGTGGAAAGTAATGAACGTCAAAAGGATATTCTCTAAGATATCTAGTCCCAAGCATCTGGGTTTCTGTCGGCTCTAATACTTTCACAAAAAAGCAAGGCGCTATAAAACCTTCTCTAATTTCTTCGCCATATATCTTTGCGTTCGGAAAATTGTTTTTAAGCGCCAGCATAATTGCCCGACGCACATCATTCACTGTCACAAGTTATCATCACTCCTTCCGCGGTGGACGACCATTCATAATATTGTCCAAAAACTCTGTCATACGCTTTTCTAAATATTTAGGCAATTCGCGTTCAATTTCCTGCATAGAGACGGTCATCATAAAGCGGCCTTCAACCCACGGTTGAACCAAGCGTTTACCTATAGCAGGGACATATCTACCGACCTCTTGGCGATGGCCATATTCAACATAGCTTGCATAGTCAGTATTGTTATAAATCTCTACCACGTAAGCATTGCCATGACGTTGAACATTTCCAACACGCCAATTTCTTCTTAAATTCCCTGTATTAACAGGTGTTCGTTTTTTTATCTTCCGTTCAGCCCTGTAAGCCATTTCTAACAAAAAGTCGCGTATAAAACGTTCAATTACACGCTCATCCAATGCTTTGTTAAACATATCTGCAAACTTCTTAAATTCCTTAAAGTCAAAATCACCCCATTTGCTCATTATCTTTGCCTCTTTTACTTCTTCTTTGAATGCTTTGCCCTATGCGATTTGCCTCGAATCTTAACAAAAACATTGCCCGGTGAGTTAAATAGCCCATGAATATGACCATATGCCAGCCATTTTCTGTATGCTTCTTTGCTTTTAAAATTCATTGTTTTTCTGGCCATTGGACATCTCCTCACTTTTTTACAACACTATTCTTTTACCGGTTCATAAGTTTGCTCAAATATATCAGGTTTGCATGCATAAAACTCACCTTTTACACCTTTTATAATGAAATCACCCGGTCTTGCAGTCATTATCCCTTCTAAAGTTTTAATCTTTAACATAGGTGGATCTTGTGAATAATCAATCGAAATTGTATCACCGGCAAAATCAGAAACAGCCACAATAGATTCTACTGTATCTAAAAATTGCACAGCTTCTATTACAACCGGCTTCTTACGGTATTTTGGCATCATGCATTCTCCTTTCTCTGGATACTTACTTCCTGATGTGTCGGATACATGAAAGGCTCACCGGCAGTGTATTCTCTGGTTATTCCTTGTCGCATCACTTCGATTATGTCACCTTGCTTAACTTCAATGTCAGGTGACAGGAAGAGTTTTGTTTCATAAGCAACCTCATTCACAGTCTCAGTTTGATTATTCATTGCTAAACCTCTCTGGGATAGTTTACATGGTACATCTTGATAAATTATCTGCTCTATGAGTTTTGTCTCTCCCCATTCTGTTTCTGTTTCAACAAGCCTTTTTATTGTTGCTGTATCTTCGTAAAATTGCTCAATAATACTTCGATAGCGTTCATGATTAAAAATCATCATTACCACCTTAACCTTCTATACCTGTTCAAATCAGTGCGGTAATTATAAACAACAGTGTCAATAACACTCTTTGATGCTGCTGTCATTCCCTTAGGAGCCGCTGGCATTATTTGTGTATCCCCAATACGTACGTTTAAAGTATTTAAATCTTGTTCAAAAAGTTGTGGCTGTTCAATTCTCAAAACATCAATAACCATAGACGCCCAAACATAATAAAGTGCTTCAGGTATTTCATCAATATTGCAAAAATGCAGGATGCGCTGACCTATCTCCTGCACATAAGAAGATATCAGCGCATCCTGTTCATCCGTAATATTTAATCTTGTTTTGACAATGTTTAAAATTTGTTCCATACTGACACCGCCTATCTAGCTTTAGTTTTATTCTCCTTTGTAACGACGCTATCTTCTTTCGCTTCAACAACTTCCACAAAACCTTCTCTTACAAGCTTCTCCTTTTCTTGTTCAGTTTCTACTATCCTTACTACATTACCTTTTTCAAGCTTAAACATATTAAATCACCTCATTACTAGAGCGTTTCTTGGATGTTCACTCTTATCATCTTAAAAGCATTGTCCATAATCCACAAGTCATGATATTTTCTATAATCAATCTTCCAAGCATCTGCTTGTTGATTCTGAGAAGGTTCAAAAATCCTTATGTTGTCTGTCTTAGATACAGCTATAGGTACAGTCTTCGGGATAATAATCCAATTTATTGTCTTTGCTGTTGGGTCAGGAACAAATCCGCCACTTTCTTGACCTGCAGTTTTGCCATCATAGAAGATATATTTTGTCTTCATACGTGCAGAAGGAACCTTGATAATAGGATTATTATCCAATGCCTTTACCTTTGTTTCTATTTCGCCCTGCGTAAAAGCAACAACATCCAGTTCTTTTTTGAGTTCGCTAGAATTTTCGAGTATTGCAGCAACTCGCATATTCATAATAATTACAAGAGGAATTTCACCAGCTTCATCATATATCTCTGTTATGTCATCTTTGAGTTTTGTCAAAATTGTAGCCGGATCAGGAGTATAGCCACCTGTTGCAACTCCTTTTGTTATTGCTTCTGTTGCTATTTTGCTATATCTATAAGCGTCAATCTCTGGAATGACTTTGGTACGTTGGAATTCGCCCATTATTTTAGAAGCACTGATGACAAAATTTGTTTCATCAACATCCATTCGGTCAAGTAAAAAAGTTCTGCCTCTATCCATTGTCATAACCTTAGTTTCGTATACAAGGTTTATTGCACCTTCCACAAATCCTTTAGCTCTGTCATAATTCCCAAGTCCATCCATGTCAACCTTAGGTATTTTTACTTCATTACCACCGCTATATTTAACCAACCCCGCATTATCTTCCATCCATCCGCTGGTAGCCTCAGCAACAACCTGCTTGTCAAGCTCTTGTTGAAATATTTTTGCATACTCCAAAATATTAGCCATCTTAATCATCCTCCCTTTTTATTAGAATCCTAAGTTTTGTCTTATCACTTGCCTTATTTGTTCCAAATTATCTAACTGTTTACCACTTCCATCAGCTGGTGTTGTACCTTTGAAGCTGATAGTTGTGGTTTGATTTTTGGGTTCTTCCGAAATAAATAAAAATGGCTTTTGTTCCTTAAGGACTTTTAACTGGTCCTCAAGGCCGCCCTTTATATTGCCGTTGTCATCCAGCTCAATTTTGCTCTTATCCAAAAGTGTTGCAATAAGATCTGGATCATGTGCTTGTCCTGCTACAGTTAGTTTGATTGCTGTTGTAACAGCCATATCGCGAATCTTTGTTTTATATTCTTCTGCCTGCATCTTGTTAGCTTTTTGTAATTCTTCAATCTGTTTGCGAAGTTCTTCGTTCTCGCCAACTGCTTTTTTCAGTTCTGCTAACTGCTTATCTCTCTCTTGAAGCTGCGCTTCTAATTGTTTCTTTGCCTCATTAACTTCGTCAAATCTATACTTTGGAATGTAATCTTTGTAAATTTCTTTAACCACCCCCATAGCCTGTTCAATTTGTTCTGTCGCAAGCCCAAAGCTGCTCAAAAGTTTTTTCAGCTCATCCATTTTTAAAAACCTCCTCTCAGTTTTTCGTCTTCGCTTTTTAACCCGGTCGCGTCCGGTGACGTCTTGTTCTTTTACGCCTACAATACCAAAAAGGCGATATAAAAAAAGCACTCTCACAGTGTTGAGAGTGCTTTTATCCATATATTGCTTTTTTCAATGTTCCTTTTTCGTCATCTTCAACAATTTCCCATTTTCCCCCCTGCCCAGCATCAGGATCCATCGGTGCAGGTTTCTTGGCCGAATAAAGATAATCTTCACCCGAATCATCAATAATTCTTAAAAACGGTCCTTCAACCCCAAGACACTCATAAACCTTCCCATTTGTTAACCCATCAACTCCAAAACTCTCTCCAACATATCTAACCTTCATTCTTTTTTCTCCTTTCCTTGTAGCTCTTTACTTTGTAGTCGTATGTTTTATCTCCTATTTGATACCAGTGAATATCAAATTCATACTTTGCCGATTTTACTCTTCCAACAACTTTTTGCCACTCTTCTGGCTGTCCCCCATATTTCTCTGATAAGGCTTTAGCAACTTTTAATTCTTTTGCTACTCCTTTACCTGCTATTACATGCACGTCTTCAATTATAGCGTTAGCAGGAATCCAAATGTTCAATTCTTTATCAACCATCAATGCTTTAGGTAAGTATGAATTTTCCAAAGCTAGCGTTTTAGGTAAAGTTTGAGGTTTTACATATTTATTATACCACTCTTCATATGTCATGTCTGCTGGCACATAATAAGTTTCGCCTTTGTTATCCCTCGCAATTCTTTCGCCAATATCTCCTTCATCATCAAAATATGGCACAACAGTTGACCTGCAATGCGGATGGAGCGGAGGAAAATTAATTCCTACCATTGCCTCAGTTAGCTTAAAAACTTTCCCGTCCATAGAGCGGCATATTTCACTTGTTCTATTATCAAGCGTAGCCACATACTCATATTTTTTCACAATCCCACTAGCTTTATAGCTATCAAATGCTGCTTGGTTTGCAATATAACTTGTTTCTGTTCTAACAATTCGCACTGCTCTGGAATATGATACATTCATTCTCTCTTGCAGTATCTTTGTGGTTTGTTCGATACTATCTCCACGAATAAATGCCTGCATCAAATTTTTCTGCAGTTCCTGAACAAGTTTATCTCTATTATCCCAAATTCTTTGACTATAATTTTTTCCACTCCAAGGTTCTTTCAACACCTTTTCTAAGGCTTGTTTGTCTACCTTGGCAAAATCTACACCTATCCCAATTCCTTTCTGAAGCTCATAAAGTGTTCTGTAATATGTGTCGGTGTAAACATTTTCTAAAAGCTCTTTAACGTTTTGCTGCATTTTCGCCACTAACATTTCAACTTCCTGTCTAATTTGCGTTAGCAACGCCTCTAAACGACTAATTCGTGTTTTATAATAAACATTATTAAGTTGCTGTGTCCATCTTCCATCGACGTTGTTCTTAGCTTTCTCTATAAACTCCTCGAGTGTCATCTTGAACTCTTTCAACTCATCACTTGTCAGAATTTTTCTTGCTTCTGCAAGTGATACTGAATTTTCTTCTGCATATCGTTGAAAAAATACTTCCATGTCGCGTTTGATTGAACTCATTGCTTTTTCGTATTCTTTCAGAAGCTTTTCAATGTACTCCTCGGCTTTGTCAAACTGCAGCTGTGCATTTTCTTCACTGCGTTTTCTCCAATATTCTGCCGAGTTCATGTTGTATCACCATCTGCTGTGTTCTGCCCTAAATCCCCATAAGATTGTTCAATATCTGCTGCACGCTCTTTTCTTATTCTTTCAAGCTCCGCCCGCACGTCCGCTACCCACGGATGATTAGCAAGTATTGTTTCTTCCGATAGAATTCCAATGCTGTTCTTGACATTGTTAATGGTGTCGGTTTCATTTATTAAGATATCGCGATTGAAAATAAATTCGACTTTTTCATTTGAAAAATCTTGGCCAGTCGTGTTTGCTATGTGCTGATTAACAAACCAAAGTAATTGCTCAAGAGCTGCTTGGAACTCTGTTTCAATTATATTTGCATCCATGTCAAGATCTGCATATAAAAACTTTAGTGCAATGCCTGATTTATCGCCACCAAACCTCTCACTTTGAGTATCTACGCCTCGTCCAAATTCATATATGTTTTTGCGCAAAATTTCTAAATGTGTTTTTGAAGCTTCAATATCAAAATCAAGTGATAATGTATCAACTCCACCTTCATCTGTGACTTTTACAGCACGATAGATTGAAAGATTGCGCCTAAACTCTCCTAAGTCTGTGCCATCATAGTTACGCACAACATAAATCGAATTTGGCAAATCTTCAAGGTTGTTTGAATTGTCGCTCATGTGTTTGTCATAATCGTCAATAAGACTCTTAATAAACTTAATCAGCGGCAGTTCTTCATCGTTGTATTTAAAACATATAAACGGCACTCGCTCCCAATTCATAGGAACCTCTTGTTCATCAATGATAGCTACAAAGTGGCTGGTAAGCTCGCCCGCTTCAACATCGGGAATTAGATTGCCACTGTCCATTACATACCTCTTTACTCCTGTTCTGTCCCAAAACTCCACTTTGGTATATATCCTCTTTTGCATACCTTCATAGCCTTCAATATCATAAATCCTGATGACTGCATCTAATTCGGTATGTGCTGCATCTTTCCAAAGTGGGATTACTTCTTCACTTGGAATCTTCTTAAACGACAACTTTCCTTCTTCATTGTAGTAAACATGCAGCCACGCTTTACCTTTGTTTATAGCTTCTTTGCCAACGTTCTTGAGTGTTCGCAAAAAATTCTTATCAAAAATTTCATTCAGCAGTTTTTGATATGTTTCGTTGTTTGTCTGTATTGTTAAAGGCAGTCCAAGCAAATACCCAACCTTTTGGTCTACAAGCTTGCGAGTAAAGTTGTTCACAAGCTTGTTGTTTGCTAAGTTTACAGCGTCAATTTGTGCGCCACCTTCACCAATAGCCATTCTTCTACGCTGCAAAATATCCGAATCGCCTCTGTAATAACGTTCCCCTATCAGCATCCAATTGCGCTCTTCACTTGTTAACCACTCGCTTATTTCAAGTTTAATAATATCTTCAAGTGTCATTACTGAATTCGCACCTGCTTTAATTATCTGCGCTATCTGTTCCATAAGCGTTATCAAGCTATCACCTTCTTTCTTTAATCAAAAGAAACTGCAGGAGTTCTCATATCATTTTCAAAAGCATATCGTGTTGCATCTATAGTATGGTTATTAATATCTTCAAGCTTAGGGAGTGGATTACCATCTTGGTCTGTCTTGTAATCTATGCTTTCAAACTCGCGGGCAATGTTCGGTGTTCTTTGCGGATCTATAACAATCTGTTCAAGGTCATCAAGCCACTTTTCACCATATTCAACTGAACCAGGACCTTTTTTAGCTCCACGTATGCGAATGCCATATTGCTTTAGCTCATCAATAGATTTTGGTTCTGCGCTGTCAGCAATAATTAATGTGTCATTATAACCTTTAGCCTTAATCATTTCTGCTACTTCACGATTTGATAGTTTTACTCCATATATCTCGTCAATAGCATATATGCGACGACGAGTTTTGTCGTAATGCCATCTCACAAAAGCAAAAGGATCGACTCCATAACCCCAGTCGATCCCCTGCCTGATATTATCAAAACTTTTGATTTCTTCATCTGTAATTCTTCTAAACACAAGATTGTCAAACGGAACAATACCGCTACCTATCGGTTTGCCAAGATATTCCCATTCGTATTTTTGGGGATTTTTCTTTTTGACTTCTTCAGCTTCCTCAACAAACACTTTTGAAATATAAGGATTATCCAAGTAAGTTGAATGATGAACATAAGTATTAGCTGGCAAAAACTGTGTTTCATACTTTTGGTTAACCCATGACAAACGTCGCTTCGGCGGATTGTAACTGTAATAAAAAGCATAGTGTAGTCCTGCTGGCAGCTCTCCACGCATAACTGTTTTCTCTATAATTGACACCTCTTCTTCAGTCTTAAATTCAGCTAACTCTTCAATCCATAGAAACGCAACAGGGAACTTTGATACTTTTAAAGATTTAAGCTTTAGCGGGTCATCAGCACCGCGAAAAATGATTTTGTTTCCTCGTGGCAGATATATAAGTTGTAAAGGATTTTTCATAATTCGCCAATAATTTTCTACTCCAAGCATCGATATTGCTTCTTTAAGCTGCTCAAATACAGATTCTTCAAGAGTTCGAGCAACCTTTCGCACGCAAAGAGTCGTAACAGGGTATTTCATCATATCATACACAATTCTAAGCGCAATGTGTGTTGACTTCCCTGACCCACGTCCACCTTTCAAAACATATCGCAAATATTTCTTTGAACCCGCAGCTCGCCAAAAATCATAGAAAGCCGGTGTAATGACTTCGGATATTTTAATCTGCTTCAGTTGAACTGTCATCGTCATCACTGCCTATATCGTCTATTATCTGAACACCGATATTGCTCTCGATGTTGAATTCTTGCTTGTCGCGCCACACATCAGGTTTTCTGTTTTTCAGCCAGAATATTATTGCTGTTACGTTTGGTTTTTCGTATTTCCTCACTTTTACTACTTGCCCTTTGTTCGTTACAACATCTTCCTCGTATTCATATCCCAAGGCTGCTTTCAATAACGCATTTTCCACTTCTCTGTCAACTACTTCTTTGCCCTTTTTTAAGGACTCGGAAATCTCGGGATACTTTTTCTTCCAATCATAAAGCGTAGCAATATTTATCCCCATATTCTTCGCTATCTGCTCATCAGTCAAACCATCCCTTGCCCAACCTTCCAATTTTAAAAGCCCTTCTTTTGTTAGCCACTCCTGATATTTACCTTTCGCCACCTCACCTCACCTCTTTAAGCATAAAAATAAGAGCCTTTTAAAGGCTCTTAACTTATTCGCCACATATGACCGCACTTTAAACATTTCACATACCCATAATGTTTTTTGCTTGTGAGAGCTCCAACAGTACCAATAATAGGATTGAAAAGGACTGTTCCAATTACACCTCGTGTTATACTAAGTTGCTTCCTTCTCTCAATGTATTGAAGAGATGTACTTAAACAAACTGGACAATATGCTACTCCCTGTTCTTCTAATTGTTTTATTCTTTCTTGGCGTTGTTGCATTGCCAATTCTCTCTGTCTAATTTTTTCTTCTCTTGCACGTTGTTTTGCCAATTCTTTTTCAAGCTTCGCTTGCTTTTTTTCTTTCACATCTTCAGATTTAACCAATTCACCTTTAGCAGCTTTTATTCCAAGCTTTACTGTATCATATATCCAGCCTACAAGAAACACACCACATGTCAAAAAATAAAGAATCCCTAAACCCCATTGTCTTTTATAGAACTTGTGTAATCCAAGATAACCTCCAAAAAGGCATAACCAAAATTCAGCCATTAATAACACCCTTATCGAATTATATTTTATTATTTATTTCTTCATGAAATAAAAAAATCCTTCTACCAAACAAGATTTTATTTAACCAAAACAGCCCCCTGCATTGTGCAAGGAGCTCTGCTATTCGTTCCCCCGCCCTGCCGCCTGCAGCGTTGCATTGCACCGCAGCGCGCAGGGTAGCATATCAACACACTACTATCATATCATATAAAGCTAAAAAATTTTTCCCGGAATTTTATTCGCAATAGTAGCAAACATAAAGTTAAGAACTCTATTTGCTATTATCTTTATATATATTTTCTGAAAATTCTTTTGATACTTCAGATAGTCTAAAAAGAGCAACAATTATATCATAAAGGGCATATACTGACAAAAATACAAGAGCCATTTCTACTATGTAACAGACTTCCCTTTTACTCATATTAAAAAGTTCAAATTCAATTCGATTTGCCTCTCTAAAAATCATTATTGCCCAGCTTATAACTAATGACAAAAATATAAATATCGTATTGTGTTTCAATTCTTTGAATATATTCACTATATCATTTTCCAGAACATTAATAACATTATTTGCTTTTAATGTTTTATATAAAGATTCCCTTATTTTTTCCACGTTTGAATATAACAGAGCAATTACTGCTATTGATAGGCTAAGAATAATTGTTAAGAAATTTAATATAAAATCATCTTTGATAAAAGCTATGGTTCCATTTTTAAAACCTTCTACATTAGTAACTACAAAATAGCTTATTACTAATGAGAAAACAAAAGGGAACAAAATTCTAATAACACTTTTAACTTTTTTTAAAAAAATAATCTTCTTCATTTTACTCACCTTATATTTATTCCTCATCTTTAATTTTTCGTTCTATCTCATATAAAATATTTTCTTCTCTTTCTATAGAAACTTCAATTTTCTTAGTATCATCGCTACTCGTAAAAACTTTTGCTTTTAAACTTCCTCTTTTCTTAGCCTTAACTTTCCATTGTCCACCTCCCGCAGAAGCATACTTAACTGGATCTTCAAGTTCTTCTTTATTGACTTTTAAATTACCTTCTTCATTTTTAAATTTTATTTCTGTTTCTGTTAAATTATACGCTCTTTTTAAATTTCCCAAAAACTCGTTAGTACTAAATCTTGTTCCAAATAAGTTAGGAGCTTTTAATTTTAAGACTACTTCATAAATTTTTTGAGCTTCATTAATATAATTCCAAAACGAACTCTCATAGCTGACAGGGTCAACCGTAAAACTGTATCCATACATATGTGCTCTTGGAGCAAATATTTCTTCTATTTTTTTTACTGCTTGTTTAGTTTCTCTAAAAACCGAGGTTTTATGTTGGATAAGAATTAATTGCCTTTTTAAATCAAATACTACATACACAAACGGATAATTGGGCTCTAATAAACTTTCAATATCATCTTCTTTAACTTCAAATTTTTGCATATATCTCTCACATGCAAACTTGCAAAGATATAAATTATCCTCATAGCTATGACTTAATAAAAGAATATATTTTCTCTCTCTTGAAATTTTTATGAATTTTTTGTCTATTTCCAATTCTCTAAAAAATTCGTGTATTATTCCAAATTTTTCATTTCCTGTCCCCTCAAAAAATGTTATTTGTGTCGCCACTAAAAAATACCTATACATGTAAAATTCTATATTCTCCATTCTTCTTACTCCTCCAAGAATAGTTTTTAATATAGTTTTTATTCTACTTCAATAGCAAAAATCCTTTTTAATTATCTATTCTTGGAAGACTTAATCGAGCAACATTAAAGGCATTGATTCCTTTAAATCTGAACTAATTTGCTCTGTATTGCTAACATAACAACTAAGCCGACGATTTCCTCTTCCCACCTGTAAAATGTAGACTTTTCAATATGTAGCTCATTCAATATCCGCCAATAAGGTTCTTTCTTATAAAACCTCTTTATCATAAATTGATACTTTGTATGATTTTCCGTTCTCACAATGTCATAAGCATCATCTATAACCCTTAACCATTTTTCATCTTCACCATATTCTTTATCAAATTTCAAGATTGCATTTTCAACAGGATTAGAATAATATCCTTGATTTGTCAATGTGCTAAAGTATGTTTTTCTCGACATAATCATATCTTCTTTTGCTGTTTCAATCTTTTCTTTAATTTCTTTGTAATTGTAGAGATAATACTTGGCACGTTTAGCTATTTCTTTTTGACATTTCAACATTTAGCAAGCCTCCTCTTTAGGCTCGATTCTCACTTCAACATACTCATCTTTGCCTTTCAATCGTTGTATTGATAGAAAATATATCTGCCTATCGTTCTCATAAGCCACTCCTTGCATTCCGTCAAGAATAGATTTAGCAATGTTATCTATGTCAGGAAAGACGTTGTTTTTGACATACACATCTATGTAAACTGCTAATTCGCAAGTAAGAGGCTGTTTAAAAGTCTGCTTTGCACACCATGCTACAAACTCTTCATACTCTTTAGTTCTTTTTGGATTGTAAACAGTGCCGGTTACTCTATTAAATCTTGGCCTGCCTTTAGGTACTGGTCTACCCGGGATTATTACTTTATACATCATCGCAACATCAACCTCTATATTAATTTTGTTGTTTTTCTTCTGCTTCTTTTTTGACTTTCTCAATCAACTTTTCAATAATCTGATGAACATTACATTGTAACCTATACTCACTTTCAAGCTCGCAGTATTCAATGTTACTGAAGCTTTTCTTGTAAATGCAGAATTCGCAGTAATATTTCATCTTTATCACTCCTTATAAATCCAATTTGTTGCAATTATCATTAACACAGCGTCAAGCCATGTCATAGTATCCACGCTCCTTGTTCTTCTTGATTACGCAATCTTTGAGAACATCTAACGATAGAATTGTACCTGTGCATCTTTGCTCCAGTATCCTTATTAGCGTTTCAACCGCATGCAGTAAGTCAAGTGCTTCTATTAATTTCTGAACAGTTGTTTGAGCTTTTTCAACCTCTCTCAGTTCTTCTTTTATTTTCTTGAGCTGTTCAGATGGCTTTATATCCTTGTAGTTTTTGATAGGCGGAAAGTTATAGTACATTGCAAAACACTCCTTTAACTAAGTAAATCTCTGATAATGTTGTCTTTTTCTCTTGCCTTTCTTACTCTTTTAGACTCACCTTGAATCAACACTGGATAGCACATTTCTATCAATCTGTCATAAGTTCGTGTGACTCCATCTTCGCCTGTCAGCTTATTCTTTAATTGTTCCAGCGTGAGGTTAGTAGTAACTATCATAGGTTTGCCATCTCTGTAACGACTATCAATTATTTCATATAGCTTTTCCTTCACCCATCCAGAATCATTCTCAGCACCTAAATCGTCAAGAACCAACAAAGATGCATTTTTGAAAATATTGATTATATCGATCTCACTTTCCTGCCCATATTTGTTGTAAGTCTCTTTTATCTTGTTCAGTAAGCCAATAGTTGACATCGCTATGACAGGTACCTCTCTTTTTAGCAATTCGTTAGCGATGCAAAAAGCTAAATAAGTTTTGCCTGTTCCAGGTGGACCGTAAAAGAGAAAACCCACATTTTTTCTCTTCATCTCATCCCAACGCTGACAATACCTAATCGCCATTTTATATAACTTGCGATTGTCTTCATCAATCCTGAAATTTTCGAAGGTATACTCTTCAAAACGCTTGTCCATTAAAGAATACTGTCTCAATCTTTCAAGTCTTAGTTTTTTCTGCCTGTTTTCATTCTCTTCTTCTTGCTTTCTGTACTCTTCTCTTTTACAAGCACACATTCTTGGAACCACTCGCCGCTGTCCTAAAATCTCTATCTCCATAGTTGTTGCCTCACCACATATTGGACATGTGGCCTTAGATGGTAATTCCAATTTTTTTATACTGTTCATCATTGCCCCAGCTATTTCCTTGAGACTTTCCACTCTTACCACCACCTTTATATAAACTTCTTTTCTTTTCAAACTCTTTAAGTTGTTCCAAAGTTTCTATCCCTTGTTCCTTCCATGCAATAAGCATAGTTTCAACATAACGCAGACTAACCGCATGATTTTGTCTTGCTCTTCTAAATGCTTCTTCAATTAACTCAAAAGAGTAATTTTTTGCAAAATCCTTAAGTGTATCCGCTATGGTTGTGTTAATTGTTCCAAAACCGCTGTTTTCAAATAGATGTACAACCTTTTTAAATTTTTCGTCCGTTTGGAAATTGCTGGGTTCGTCTATATCTACTACTACATCATTATTTTTTTGTTTCTGTTTTAGTTTATATATGTCTGGAGGTTCTACTGGAGTTACTGGAGGTTCTACTGGAGGTTTGGATGGAATTTTTCCATCCAAACATTCGTTGGGTGGAATTTTTACAGTCTTTTCTCCAGCCGAAGTTAAATCTATGATTTTATATCTTGTAATCTCACCTTTTTTACTCCCGCTTTTAAAATCTATTAATCCCTTTTGTTTTAATTCATTGCGAGCCCTAATTAATGTTTTCTCATCAATCCCTATAAGTCCACAAATGGACTGATTGGTTCGCTGGAACCACTCTGTCCATCCGCAACTGTTGTTTATCATCAATAAAGTGTGATAAAGCAACTGTGCGGATGCAGACAAGTGATTGCTCTGTAACCAATCGTATAGGGCATTTAACTGTTTTATGTAATTCATATTTTCAGCACCTCATTTTCACGTTTGCGGAGCTTTGCGCCCCGCTGGGCTATTTGATGCGGACAAGGTAAAACTGTATTGTAGCACCTTCTGGCAGTGTGGTTGTGCCCGGTGCTAACCTTGGGCCTATGTATTGCCCGACAACCAGTTCATCACCTTTTAAAAGCTTTACTGTTTCTCTATTTTCTTGAACAGTAATGCCAAGCATATTAGAAAGTATTGCTGCTGTGTCAGGGTGTCCCACTATGCTTTTAAAACCTTTGCTGAGCAGATTTTTGACATCGTTAATTGATAATGGATAAACTATCAATTCAATTCCATCACCAACTTCAAGCATGTTCAAGCTGAAGGCATTAGCAAGATACAACATCGCAATCACTCTCCTTTTTCAAAGAATTTTCAAAGAATCATGCACGGAGAGGCAGCGTCGCCTCTCCGCTGAAACAGTTTTTATTGAGCCTGCCCTTGTTGTAGTCTTTGCTCAATTTTGTTACAAATCTTTTCGTAATCTACTTTTTTAACATCTTTGCTGTGTTCATATCCAAACTGATCGAGTACTTCTTTTACAATTTCATGATTACCTTGTGCCAATGCAAACATTCGCTTTCTTTGAGCTTCTGTAATAATGTCATCCTCTTTTGCAATCTGTTGCTTTTCTTTTGTTATCTCATTGCCTTCAATGTCTATGTCGTCTAAATCTTGTGTGAAAATATCTGATAGACTTCCGACAGTTAATGCCGCATCCACTAAAGCTCTTTTCTTTGCCATCTTTAACACTGTATTGTCTAAAGTGAATGCATCTTGATTCTTGTACCTCTTTTCTTTAGTGCTACAGCTCCCCATACCTTCAGTAATGAGCATGTCATCTTTATAAAGTTTGCATTTTATTAGATAGTAAAAGAATCCTTCTGCCCAATCTTTCACTGAGTCCTCAATGACAAATTCACTTCTTAGTCCCAAAAGCATGATAATTTTCTCTGCCCCTGCTTTTAACAGACAAGGCTTTTGACTTCCCGGTACTATTCCATAGTCAAAATTTTGCTTTAGACTTTTTTGCACAATTGCTTGAAACTGCTTAATCTTTGTTAGTGTCTGTTGAACAGCTTGAAGCGATACATTATCAATTATTGATGTATTCTGAACTGCCTGTATTTGCATCTCACTCATTATTCATTCACCTCTATAACTAATTTTTCAGGTTGCTCTTCAATTGTTATGCCTTCCACAACAACACCATCTTCTGTTATTGCCTTGTTACCTTCTACCTTGAGAACTTTTTTGAGCTCAGCTTTGTTAACCTCTTCTTTAATTCTGATGTATTCCTGCATATTATTTTGTTTGAGCCAGTTTAGCAAAGCTATATCATCATAATTCCATTTGGGCTGTTGTTTCCGGAAAGTTGCCTTGCCATAGGGTGTTGATAATTTAAACTTAGGATCTTTTTGCCTTTCTGTCGTAAGATATTCAGCTATAAGCATTTCAAAAAACTCAATACTTCTCTGAATTTTCTCATTTTCATTCTTAAGCCAGTTTGTTATGCGTTCTATTTCTGCTTTTGCAAGATTTTCATTCTCTTTTTGTTTCTTTTTGAATGCCGCAATTTTTCTGAAAGCCCAGTTTGCCTGTTCAAGGTTTGTGATTTTGAACCTTTCCTCGTCAATCTCTTGATGCATAAAGTTTTCAGCCTCTCTGATTTCTAAAAGCTCAAGTTCGTTTAACATTGTGCATTCTCCTTTCTTTTAAGATTTTCAATCTCATCTTTTACTGTCCAACCAAGATAAAATGTAAGAACTAATAGCGGAAATACTAAAACCTCTCCACCGATTGTTCCTTGTCTTTGTCGAAAAGTGTCAAAAGCTAAAAGCAAAATGTGCCATGTAAGTGCTCCGCACAGAAACGCTACAATGTACTTCTTCATAGCTCTACCATCCCTTCAGCTATAGCTTTTCTTGTCATTTGTAACATTCTATATGCCTCTTCTATAAAGTCCTCCGAAAGATACAAAGCAATATTCTCATAATCATCGTCTGTTGAGTTGCGTATAATTTCTTTCTTGTCTACAGCTGTTTTACCTCTGTAGAGGTAGGCATTGAAAAGAAGCGTTAATTTATTATTCATCTTTTTTATCCTCCTCAATTTCATATCTATCAACGTATTCCTCTAAATGTTCTCTCAAACTATATAATACCTTTTTAACAACTTCAGGAATAAAACATTCAAAATTCTCATATTTTTCTTTAGCTTTGCACTCATAATCATTTTTGTTCCAATTAAATTTGTTGTGTGGACATAAATAACAATACTCTTTCATTTATTCTTCCTTCCTTTCTTTTTATTATTTGATTATTAACTTTCTTCTAATAATTTCTTTTCCCAGCATTCAGTACATTTCCCTTGGCATATATCTTGTGTACAAATATTGTTAGAGACAATAACCTCAATTGCTTTTTCTAAAGCTCTATAAGCTTTTGCTAACTCTTCTTCTAAACTTTCTTTTTCTCTTTCAGCCTGTTTTATGGCTTCTTCGTAGCTTCCATACCATTTTTCAGCTTCTCTTTCATAATAAGTCGATATTTTTTCCCAATCCATTGTTTCACTCTCCTTGTATTCTTTGTATTCTCGCCTGAAAAATTCTATATTCTTCTTTGTTATGTTCATTCTTGACACCTTCTTTTTATTATCCCCCAGCCTGCCCCGCCCTGCGCCCGGCTGGTACGCTGCAGCCTTGCGCCGCAGCCCCGATGTGTTACAGCGACACTTCAGACCACGACACTCTGTTTTCAGTTTCCTGAATAACACTGTTGTTGTCTATAGCTTCTCCGTTAAGTTGTATTAATAATAAAACAATGGGGAGTTAAAATAAAATTGTGTCCACTGTATAATTAGTATTGAAATAATCATCAAAGGGGGTTATTTAAAATGAATAAAAACGAAATTTACGAAACTGCTAAAAACATGGCTGTAGAGCAAGTATTAAATATGTATTGCTCCAAAGATGATCCTAATCGCCCAGCCCTAAAGCAACTCTTAGAAAACTTGCTTGATTACTTTATGTTATCGGAAAGATCAGTGTACCTTGCTAAAAACGAAAATGACAAAGGCAATGGTTTTTACGATAGAAAACTTGCAACACCTGTTGGCAGTCTTGAAATCTCTGTCCCTCGCACACGTACTGGTAATTTCCGACCTTCTATCCTCCCTGACCGCTACAAAAGAGTTGATAGTTCGTACACTGACCTTCTTATGTCTTTAGTTGTCAATGGTTATTCCGAAAGTTCCCTTGTTCAAACTTTGAAAGCTTTGAATCTTCCATATTCCGAAAATGAAATACTAAAAATCAAAGAAGACCTTAAAAATGAACTTCAGTTATTCAAACAAAGAGAACTACCAACAAGTGCTTTTGCTCTTATCATCGATGGTTATCATTGTGAAGTTAAGGATAATTCTAAGGTTAAACAAGCTACTTGTTATGTTGTCCTCGGCATCGACTTAGAAGGTAAAAAAGATATTTTTGGTATCTACACTTTCTTTGGCAAAGAAAATAAGGCTGATTGGATGAAAGTTTTTGACGATTTAATTACAAGAGGTCTTAAAGAAGTTTTAATTGTCATAAGCGATGACTTTCCTGGTATTATAGATGCTGTCAAACTTGCTTACCCTCTTGCTGACCATCAACTGTGTTTTGTTCATCTCCAACGTAATGTCAGAAAACATATGACAAAAGAGGATGCTTCAGCTTTTAACAAGAGTTTAGACAGACTTAAAATTTCTTCTTCCGATTTTGACGAAGCTGTACTGAAATTTAAAGAACTTTGTGATGGATACCTTTCAAAATATCCTCGATTTATTAAAGCAATATCAGAAAAAGCAGAGTTTTATCTTGCACATATGAAATACCCTGAGGAATTAAGAAAGCATATCTATACCACAAACGCCGTTGAAAGTGTAAATAGCATGATTGAGAAGATTAGAGTAAATTCAGGTGGATACTTTCAGTCTGTTGAAGTCTTAGAAATTAATATTTACTTACAGCGAGAGAACTTACGCCGTACAAAATGGAAAAATGGAGTTCCCAGCATTAGAAAATGCATTAACAACATAACCCAACTCTACAATTTACGTTATAAATTGGAAACACAAAATTCTTGACAAGTCTCAAAACAATGTAGTCAAGAACTTTTCCTTTATCTTCGTGTTCGTAAAGAATGTATTCTGAATCATACTTTGTTATAAGTACTGCTTGATAATATTCACGAATATAATATTTTTCTTTGTAACACTTTCTCACTTCAACTGTTTGTATCTCATCAGCGTTTATCCAACGGTCGTTAACTCTCAAAAACTTCATTGTTTCCCCTCCCCAACGCTTTTCTCAAATCTTCAACAGCTTTCTGATGTATTAATCTATCCTTTTCGCTTGTATCAGCCTTTATTTGCTGCTCCAACGCTGCTATTAATCGCTGTATCTTTTCCCTGTCAGCCGGAACCTCTACCCTTGGCAATGTCATTGCTTTTCCCCTCCCAATCATGTATAATTAAAGTGGTATGCTTGCCCAAGGATGGGCTTATTTTTTTGTCCTTTTCAAACTGTCTTACTTCACCGCTTGCTCTATGCACTATTTGTAATAGTTCCGTTGTGTCCTTCACTAACAACCATTCTTTAGCGTCGTATCCAAGCTGAGTTAGATATTCTTTGTGTCTGCGTTTCAAACGTCTTGGATGCTTCAAGCTGTTCACACTCCTTCCACTCTCTATTGGTCTTTGTATTTGCTTCAATGAATTCTTGAATAGCCGCCTCTGGAATGATAATCTTGCGCCCAATCTTGATGTGTTTGAGCTTATTCTGCCAAATCAATTCATAAACTGTTGTCTTCCCAAGACTCAATATCTTTGCTGCCTCTTGCACTGTGTAAGCTTTCTTATCTGTCATTGCTAACACCATCCTCACCAAAGTAAAGATCTCCACAAGTGCAGAAATTTAATGCATATCGCTTATTACCTTTTCTGAAGACCAGTGACACTATGATATCAAAATCCGTTTCCTCAACCTCGCAGTATTCTACTGTTGCACCACGCAAAGTTTTTGTGTCAATATCTTCTGCTGTTAATACTTCCTGCAAGTGAATAAGCTTGTTCATCATCTATGCACTCCCTTTCTCAGATAATTCTTTAGGCAATACATCTGGATACAATGTTTTTGCTAACCTGATTGCTTTCACAAGTAAGTTGCACTGTTCAACCACATCTAACTTTGATATTTTTCTGTTCTCTGCTCTTCTGAAAATATCTATATGCTCTTGTTTCCCCAGCTTGATATAAATCTCATTGAATACTGCATCAAATGGTAATCTTTTTGTAATGGCTATTTTTCTTACTAAATCAACAAACTGTGTTCTCAATGGAATATTTATATCTACTAAACCTCTTTGCAAATCAATTACTTTACTCTCAAGATATACTGCTTTTTGTTCAAGCTCTAACTGTTTTCTTTCTTGTTCAACCAAAGCGTTCACAACCTGTTGCAAAATCTGCAGATTAGTCATCTGCTGGGTTATTTCTTTCGCTCTAAAATAAACATTTATAAGCTGTCTTTGGACATTCCATGCCAAATCATCATTGAGAGATTTAACTAACATCAAATACCCTGACTCAGTAATCAATATAACTTTTTCAGGAGTTCCTCCTTGAGGCCTCTCTAAACCAAGACGACGAATTTCGTCGGGTTGGTCTACTATAAAGTAATCCTCATTTAAAATAAACCTTTCTTTGTTTTCTCTGAAATTTCTTGCTGCGGTTCCTTCTGGTCTTTGATGAACCAAATCAATGTCTTTGAATGTTACTACTCTTTGTCCTTTGTATTCTTTAACTTGGATTTGAATGTTGTTAATTGTAACTAACACCCTTAAGCACCTTCCTTTCCATACCAAATTGTCAAACATGCACTTGCCATCTCCAGTATTTCTTTTTTGTATCTCTGCCATATGCTTTGTTCTTCGCTGTCAATTACTCCATCGCACACAGCTTCAATTGCTTCATCGTTTACGTTCTTGACGTCATTCATTTCTTTCTGCAACTTTAGCACTGCCATTGGTGCATCTATGAGCTGTAGCTCAGGTAGATATTTGCCCAGAACAGAGTTCTTGAAATGCATGTAAGGTAACCACGGTGGGAGTTAAAATAAAATTGTGTCCACTGTATAATTAGTATTGAAATAATCATCAAAGGGGGTTATTTAAAATGAATAAAAACGAAATTTACGAAACTGCTAAAAACATGGCTGTAGAGCAAGTATTAAATATGTATTGCTCCAAAGATGATCCTAATCGCCCAGCCCTAAAGCAACTCTTAGAAAACTTGCTTGATTACTTTATGTTATCGGAAAGATCAGTGTACCTTGCTAAAAACGAAAATGACAAAGGCAATGGTTTTTACGATAGAAAACTTGCAACACCTGTTGGCAGTCTTGAAATCTCTGTCCCTCGCACACGTACTGGTAATTTCCGACCTTCTATCCTCCCTGACCGCTACAAAAGAGTTGATAGTTCGTACACTGACCTTCTTATGTCTTTAGTTGTCAATGGTTATTCCGAAAGTTCCCTTGTTCAAACTTTGAAAGCTTTGAATCTTCCATATTCCGAAAATGAAATACTAAAAATCAAAGAAGACCTTAAAAATGAACTTCAGTTATTCAAACAAAGAGAACTACCAACAAGTGCTTTTGCTCTTATCATCGATGGTTATCATTGTGAAGTTAAGGATAATTCTAAGGTTAAACAAGCTACTTGTTATGTTGTCCTCGGCATCGACTTAGAAGGTAAAAAAGATATTTTTGGTATCTACACTTTCTTTGGCAAAGAAAATAAGGCTGATTGGATGAAAGTTTTTGACGATTTAATTACAAGAGGTCTTAAAGAAGTTTTAATTGTCATAAGCGATGACTTTCCTGGTATTATAGATGCTGTCAAACTTGCTTACCCTCTTGCTGACCATCAACTGTGTTTTGTTCATCTCCAACGTAATGTCAGAAAACATATGACAAAAGAGGATGCTTCAGCTTTTAACAAGAGTTTAGACAGACTTAAAATTTCTTCTTCCGATTTTGACGAAGCTGTACTGAAATTTAAAGAACTTTGTGATGGATACCTTTCAAAATATCCTCGATTTATTAAAGCAATATCAGAAAAAGCAGAGTTTTATCTTGCCCATATGAAATACCCTGAGGAATTAAGAAAGCATATCTATACCACAAACGCCGTTGAAAGTGTAAATAGCATGATTGAGAAGATTAGAGTAAATTCAGGTGGATACTTTCAGTCTGTTGAAGTCTTAGAAATTAATATTTACTTACAGCGAGAGAACTTACGCCGTACAAAATGGAAAAATGGAGTTCCCAGCATTAGAAAATGCATTAACAACATAACCCAACTCTACAATTTACGTTATAAATTGGAAACACAAAATTCTTGACAAGTCTCACCACGGTGTTCCGTATATCCTTGTCATCATCTCAACAATGTCATCATTTGGTCTTACTCTGCCACTTTCATATTCAGCTAATGTTCTTACACCAACGTGTAGCTTTTCAGCTGCTTCTTCCTGTGTCAAACCTGCTTCCTTTCTTGCAAGTTTGTAAATATTCATGCTGTTTTTGTTCATTCCCTTGCACCTCCTTTCGTGGTAATGTAATATTAAAGTGAAAAGGAACTGGGGAGCGAGGTAATAATATAAGAGAAAGAAGGTTGAAAACTATGGACATTGTTTTTAACTGCAAATGTAAGAAATCATTTTCTGTTGAAGATGAATACCTTCTTAAAAAAGACAGTCTAAAATGTCCTAACTGTGAATTTGAAATTCCTAAAAAATCCTTGGAGTACTTAAAAGAAGGTCTTTCAAAAATTTTAGAAGCAAGAGAATTTTTAAGAGTTCCTCCACCTTCAAATGTTGTTATGGCAAAACCTCTCTATTCAATAGAATTTAAGATTATTGATGATTAGCTTTTCCCCACGGAATTAAATCCTCTAAAGCCTCTTTAACGGCTTCTAAAACTTCTTTGCATTCTCTAATGCTTAAGTTGCTATCAGCGAATATTTTGAGAATTTCAATTACCAATTGCTGTTTGTTATCCATTTTTTCACCCCTTTTTGCTTTGCTTTTTGCACCCTCGCTCCCCATCATCCCGCCTCCCTCCCTTCGGGGAGATTATCATCAACTATGAGGATTTTAGCATCAAGAGCTGCTGCTATCTTTTGTAGCGTCGCTGCACTTGGTACAGCTTTTTGATTCTCAATCTTGCTAAGCTGCTTTACACTTATGCCAGTCTTCTTTGATAAATCTTGAAGTGTTATTTTCTTTTGCTTTCTAATATTTTTGAGCTGAATAATAATGTCTTTCATGTTTTATTCACCACCTGTTTATATTTTATACCTATAAGTTAAATTTGTCAATATTAATTTTAACTTATTGGTAAAATTATTTTTCTTGTGATTTAAACTTGATTTTGATAAATTAACCTTGAGGTTAATTGTTGGGAACTATAAGAAATAAGGTGATTCTATGGACGTTGGAAGTCGTATTCGCTATTTTCGCAAACTATATAACAAAACTTTGAAGGAAATATCTTTAGATACTGGTTTGTCTATTAGCTTTATTTCTAACATAGAAAAGGGTGTTAAAAAGTGCTCTTTGGAAAACCTTGAGGCTATCTGCTCGGCTATTGGTATCACTTTGAGTGAGTTCTTCAATGATAGCTTCCCGCCAGAGATTGAGGAACTCATTAGTATCGCTAAAAACCTTGATAGCGAAAAACTAAAAACTTTGCTTACTGTTGCTCGCTCTTTAAAAAGTGAATAACCAAAGTCTTAAAACTAATTTTTGGGGAGAACATTAAGGGAGTGATTGGCTTGGCTAATAAAAAGCAAACCAGCAAAGATGTTGCTTCCATTGCAAGTAAGATTCTTCGTGATAAGAGATACAGTAAAGATTCAAAGTCGGTTGCTGGTAGTGCTCTTGCTCAAACAAAAACTTCAAAACCTAAGAAAAAACCTTAATCTTTTTTGAATCATTTTGTTCTCCCCCAAGCTCAAGGGAGATGATATATGCTGTGTTTATCATTATTGTTTTATTTTGTTGCCTAACTTCTATAAGTGTTCCTTTGCTAATGGCTTTTTTGAATTCGTTTATGCTATACTCAGTTGCTACATCGTCGTATTCATCACCATTAGCTAAACACAGCTTCTTTATCTTCATCCCGCCTCCCTCCCTTCGGGCGGGGTGGTGTGTTCTGCATTACATACAGTCAACAGTGTAGGTAAAAAAATTAATTTGTCATAATCAATATTATGTGCTTTGCAATAAGCTATGAGTTTGCCAAGAAATTTTGCTCCTGCTTTGCTATCACCTTTGATTATTCTATAAACTTGTGCTGGGCTAACGTTTAAAGCCCTTGCTGTCTTATTGTAATTGCCTTCAAAATGTTCGATAAAAAACTTTTTAAAGTTCTTTCTATTTAGTTCCATTTTTCTTCACCTCCTTTAATGTTACATCCAGTTAATGTTGATTACAGTTAATATTATAATCTCATCATTACATAAAGTCAATACCTTTTTAAAAAATTTTTTAAAAATTTTTATTGCCTACAGTCAACAAATAGGGTAGAATATTAAATGAGGTGCAATCAAATGTTTGATAAGCAAGAGTTTGCAAGATTATTGGAGTTAGCAAAAGGTGATAGGTCTATAAACGAATATGCTAAGGAATGTGGAGTGAGCTCTGCTCATATATCAAGATTATTAAGATGTTTATTAGATACTCCACCTAATCCAGAAACAATAAGAAAATTTGCTTCAAAAGCCAAGAATGGTGTTACTTATGCTGATTTAATGAGAGCTGCTGGGCATATAGTGGATGATATTCAAGAGCCATCCCAGCCCACGGCATGGCAACCGACCTTGACAGAGAAGGATAAGAAGGACATTGCAAAAACTATTAATGAGTGGCTGCAAGACCTCACCAAAGCCGACGGCTTGGCTTTCTTCAACGGTGAGCCTGTCGACGATGAAACAAAGGAGTATCTCAAAGATTCATTTGAGATGATTCTTAAACACGCTAAGCTGTTAAACAAGAAAAAGTATACGCCGAAAAAGTATAGAAAGTAGGTGATGTTTTAATGGAAAACGTCCAAACTACATTATGCAATGTGGTTCTGCTCTTTAGTCAAGATACGGTTACTAGAGGTTTGATTGATTTAAGCAATTTTCTTGGCTCATTTGGTAATAGAGCTGAAATCATAAGCTGGGCTAATCACCCGCTTGCACCAGGACATATTCAAATAAAAGATACAAAAACAGAAATTATTTTTATGGGCAACAGTATTCAAATTCAACTCCCTATCGAAAAAGATTCAAGCTCTTTTGAACCTTTTATTAATGATTCCATTAAGATACTTAACAATTTGCCCAAAAAATCTTTAGTAGCTTTTGGATTCAATTGGGATTTTATTGCGTATAATGAAGCAAAACTATTTAAGAATATAGCAGAAAAGATTAAAACTGAAATTATTGGTGATTTATCAATAGCAACTATGCGCCTTATTTATTCAAAAGACAATGTTGTTTATACTTTAGATCTCGTTAACAGCCAACCGATAAACATTCATATAAATGCCCATCATCAAACCACAATAGATACTACTGATTTAAACAATAAATTTAAAAGCCTTTTTGAAAAAGATTACTCAAACAGCCTTATGCTTGTTAAAGAGGTGCTAAAGAATGAATAGCGTAGCAAGAAAAAAGAATATTTCACATTTACAGCTCATTAAAAATGACACTCAACCGTTCCAAAGAGAAGTCGAAAATGAAACAGAGTTAGGGTATAATATCTATAGTGATGTTTTATATGAGCATTACTCCGACTATTTAGCAAGAACTAACCAAAGCATGTTTGTTTACATAGATCAATCAGGAGATGCTCATATAAGGTTTATAAAAAATAAAGAAGGTGAAGAATCTATGGATTGGCAGGAAAAGTATATTGATAAGCTTGACAGAGATGTAGCAGAAATGAAATCGTCATTGAGAGACACAGAAAACAGAATTGCACAAATGATTAATCAAACATTGTCTGAAATGAGAGATAGAGATAATCAAAGGCATCAAGAATTTTTAGCATTAAATACAAAATTAGACCAAAAAGTAGATGGTATTGAACAAAAAATAGATGAAGTAAGAAAAGAAATTAAGGAAGACCGAAAATGGATAATTGGTATTGCTATTGCTACAATAGTTGGTATTGCAGGAATGGTTATAACGGTTCTTGTTACAAGATGACAAAAGCAAAGGTGATGTAAATGTTAAAATACTCCCAAGATGAAATAAAAAGGCTGGCAGATAAGATAATCAAAAAGGCTAACTCTGCCAGTCCTTTTGAAATTGCTAAATGTTTAAATATTAACGTTTTAGAATGTGAACTTGGCAATGTTCTTGGCTACTATAAATATTATAAACGCAACAAGTATGTAATTATCAACCAAAATCTTGATGAAGCAATGAAGCTCATCGTGTGTTCACATGAGCTTGGACATGCGGTTCTGCACACTCGTCTTAATACTCCGTATTTGACACAATTCACATTGTATTCAAGTAGTAGAATTGAAAGGGACGCCAATGTGTTTGCTATGAATATTCTTTTGAATTATGATATGTGGAGTTATTTCGTTTTTACGGATATTTTGAAACTGCCTGAAATATTAGTTACACGTATATGAAGAAAGGAGATTGGTTTAAATGAAAAAGGTTAGTGCAATTCTTATTATTTTTAGTCTCTTAAGTACCCTTGTTTTCGCTGCTCCAATAAGTAAAACTATCAAGGTTCTATTTAATACTTCTGTAATTAAAATTGGTAGTAAGACATCAAAGATTGAAACTCTCACTTACAACAACAAGGTTTATGTTCCACTAAATGATATAGCTAAGCTGAATAACCTAAAGGTGGCTTTCAACACAAAAACAAACACCTATGAATTAACTCCAATAACTCAAAGTACTACCTCATCTGTAGGTTATTCAATGCAAAATCCTGCACCGCTTGGCACAACACTAACAACAGTGGTAGATGAATACACAACTAAATATACGTTTAGAGTTACATTATTAGATATTAAAAGAGGCCAAGAAGCTCTTGATATGGTTAAAAAGGCTAATATATTCAACCCAGACCCCAAAACAGGGAAAGAATATTTATTAGCAAAATTCAGGTTTGAGCTTGTTAAAATTGAAGGTGAACAAAGAGCGTTCATGCTAAATGAAGGACTTTTTACAGTGTATAGCGGAACAAAGAAAGCGTATGATTTATGTTTAGCTGTTCCCCCAGAACCGAGCCTAAGTAATGATTCTATGTATGCAGGTAGTATTAGTGAAGGTTGGAGTATATATGAAGTAGATATAAATGATAAGGCACCGATTTGGTCTTTTAACTCACAAGGTTATGCTAACAAAGGAATTTGGTTTAAGCTTTACAAATAGGCTGCCGCATGGCAGCTAAATTTTTCTAAGGAGGCTTGAAAATGCGCGGGCATATCCGCAAGCGTGGGAATAGCTACAGCGTGGTAGTATATGTTGGAAGAGATGAAGCAACAGGGAAGAAAAAATACAAATGGTACAGTGGATTCAAAACAAAAAAAGAAGCTGAAAAAGCACTTGCTGAGCTTGTGAATCAGATAGAAAAGAAAGAATTTGTAGAAGAAAAGAAAATAACTCTTGGAGAATTTATAAATGAGTGGTTTGAGATACACTGTAGTAAACTTACTCCAAAGACAAAAGACTCATATGCAAAGATGATTAATGCTTATATTTTGCCATACCTTGCTGATATAGAATTAGCTAATCTTAAACCTCTCACTATTGCTAAATTTTATAATGCTTTGAAAGAAAAAAATATTTCTAACACGACATTGAATTATGTCCATAGGTTGTTAAGAGAAATTTACAACTTTGCTGTCAAATGGCAATATATAAGCAAAAGCCCTTTTGAAAATGTAGAAGCTCCAAAAAAAGATAAGAAAGAAATGAAAGTATGGACACTTGAAGAAGTAAAAAAAGCTGAAATTCTTTTCAAAGATACACCAATCTATTTGCATGTGATGTTAGCGCTTTACACTGGCATGCGTTTAGGGGAAGTATGTGGTTTAAAATGGGATGATATAGATTTTAAAAACAAACTGTGTGCAGTTAGAAGAGTGGCAGAAAATATAAAAGGTGGATTGGTTATTAAAGATAAGCCAAAAACAGACAAAAGCTTGAGAATTATTACGTTAACAGAGAATCTTGTAGAACTGCTGAAAGAAGAAAAACTAAAACAAAAAGAAAACAGGCTAAAAGCTGGTCCTAATTACAATTCTCAGTATGAAGGGTTTATAAGCGTTTGGGAAGATGGAAGATTTAAAACACCAGAATATGTTAGCAAGAAGTTTGGGAAAATTCTGTCAAGACAAAATGAAATAAAAAAGATACGTTTTCACGATTTAAGACATACACATGCTACATTATTGCTACAATCTGGTGTAAACATGAAGGTTATATCAGACAGGCTTGGTCACTCGCAAATCTCAATCACGATGGATTTATACTCACATGTAAACTTAGATATGCAAAGAGAAGCAATTGAGAAGTTAGAGCAAAGATTAGCAAAAGATTAG